AGCTTGCTGGGCCGCGGTCATCGCCATTTCGTGACTGCGATCAAGATGCGCCTGCTGCGCTTCATGGCCGAGTGCTTGCGCTTCTTCGGCCGCATGGGCATCCATGCTGGCACCCTTCGCCGCGGCGGCAATGTGCGCGACCGCGATCGAGTTGGCGTTCTTCATCGCCTGTAGCGCCAGCTCCAGATCGGCCTTGATTTCCGCTTCGTGCAGGGATGCCTGACTCTTGACCTGATCGGTCTGGATGATCTGCTGCATCTTTTGCAGCTCTTGTTGCATCCCCTGCATTTGCTGCTGGGCCTGCGCTTCTTCAGGCGTCGGCGGCTTGGGACCGCCTTTCTGTTCTTCCTGCAGTTGCGGCGGCAGCATTTTCTTCAGCCGTTCACTGAGCTGCGGCGCACCGGGCCAATCCATGTTGTCCACCAGCACATCGGCGATCATCGGCGCCATCTGCGGATTCGCCTCAAGGAGTTGCAGCATGGACACGACTGCTTCCTGCCGTCTGGTCGTGTAGCTGGCGCCGACCGTCACCGTTGCGTCGTATTTGCCCTGTTGCAGATCGTAAAACTCGTGGATGCCCTTCATGAACATCACGCCTTCGGGAAGTTGCTGCGCTTTGCCGTCCTGATCTTTCTGGAACGGCTGATTGAGCATCACTTGGCGCATTTCATCGTCAATGCCGATGATTTCCACCACGCGGCCGGGCCGATCGTAGATTTTCGGCAGCAGCTCCAGCAGGATTTGCCCGAGATAGCGCAGGCTGCGGCCGAAATTGTCGATGAAGTTGAGATTCGTCTGGTTGCCTTGTTCTTTACGCGCCAGCACGGCTTTCCCGCTCTGCTCGCTCCCGGCTCTGCGCGGATCGGACGCATCGAAGAAGGCAGTGACCGAGTGAATGTCCAGTTCGGCCTGACGAATGCCCGCCATCATCGCTTGGATGGGGGGTTCCGCGAGAATGCGTTGCGGCAAGGGCAGGATTTGATTTCCCGTGCGGGTTGTCGTCGCCCTCACCTTTAAAGATGAGAAGGACTTCACATTGGCCTGCGCCCACATCGCCTCGTAGCCCTCATCTTGCCCCTCGTACATGATCCACGGAGCGCGGGGCGCAAGGGCAGTCGTTTCGGTCGCCGTGGAAATCCAGTAGTCGTACATCCGCTGCGGATCTTGTGCCGCTCTGATCAGTCCGCGCTTGATGCGCTTGCCGTTGACGATGACGCGTTCGCCTTCGACTTCGACAATCGGGATATAGCTCCCGGCCCATTCGCGTTCTTCAAGGATTTCGAGCGCGTTGTGCTTGCACCACTTGACACGTCGTTGCTGGACGGTGCGGGTTTTGAGAATCGCCGTCCCCTCTGGCACTTGGTCCGCAGGTACAACACTCCCGTCCTCCAGTTGCGCGATTTCCTGATCCTCCAGCTCGACGTACCAGTACTCGGCGACTCTCACCCCACCATCAGGGAACCACGTCGGCTGATCGGTCCCGAGTCCGGTGAACTGCCCTAACGATGCGGCGGTCTGCCGGTCTTTTTTGCCGCCGTACTTGGCGTCGTAGGCTTCCTTGGTCAGATCCTCAATGACGTGACACCACATCGCATCAGACCGGTTCCAGTTTCGTGCGCTGGGATCGAAAAAGACGGTGTAGGGGTTTTCCACCCATTCGATCTTGAGGATCTGATCGAAACTGTCGTCCCCTTCGTATTCAGTGAGTACCCGGAAGTAGCCCCAGCCGCGAGAGACGGCGCCGTCAAACGCCCAGTCATAGGCCACATCCGCAAAGGAGTGCTGTTCGATCTGGCGAATCAGTCCTTGGCGGATTTCGGCACTGACCTGATCGGCGCCTTTGCCGACCGGATTGACTTGAATGGCGGGTCTTGCCTGACGTTCTTGGTTGGTGACTTGGCGGATCGGCTGGCTGAGACGGTCGATTTCGAGACACGGGCGCCCTTCTGACTCACGCTGCGTCTTGATCGCGGGGGGCCAATGGTCTCCGGCGCGAAACCGGTCATCTTCCAGACTTTTCTTGCGCAGTTCGGACTCGGCTTCGTCACTGAGCTGGAAGCGCTTGCGGGATTGGTCGAGAAATTCGCGGGTTTTGGTCGCTGAGCGCTTTTTCGGCTTTTCGGTGGTCGCCGTGGCCGGTGGATCGTCGGTTTCGACTTCAGGCGGCATGGAAATGCCAAGCAGTCTACGCCAGAATCCATCACTTTTGCGTATGAATCAGAGTTGACGTATCTTTTCTCGGTATGGCTTGGAAAAGTAAGCAGATCCCGCAGGAACGGCAGATCCGCGAAGTCCGGATGATCTGGCGCGGGCCGATCGTCCAATTTCTGCGCGACGAAACGCGGGTAGTCGATCTGGAAGGCGCGATTCGATCCGGCAAGACGACGGCGTGTGTCTGGAAGGTCTACAACCGGCTGGTGGAAGAACCCGGCTGTTTTGCCTTTCTGTGCCGGTGGACGGACGGCGACACCGACTCCAAGCTGAAACCGATCTGGCGGGCGGTCTGTGAAGCGGGCGGGATCGCGTGCAAGTGGAGCGCGGACGAGCAGTACGACGAGCTGCCGAACGGGAGCCGCTGCTACATCTTCGGGCTGAAAGCCGCGGACCAGACCTTACGCTACAGCAAGTTGAGAGGTCTGACGGTTGCGGTGATCTACAACGACCAGACCGAAGAATTGCCGTATGACGTGTTTCTGGAGCTGTGCGGCCGTCTTTCTCAGGTCGGGCATCGGCATCAGGCGATCTTCTCGCCCAATCCGACCTCACCGGACCATTGGTTGAAGGATGAATTCCCGACCGACAACCGCTATCCCGGCAAGGTCTACCATCACCTGTCGATCTACGACAACGCGCACAATCTAGCACCGGGAACGATCGAAGGGGTTCTCGCCGCCTTCCCCCCCGGCCATGCCAAGCACCGGCCGATGGTGTTGGGGCTGCGCGGCCTGAACGTGATCGGGATGCCCTGCTACAAAGATGCATTCGATCGGAAGCGCCATGAAAAAGCGGTGGTCTTTAATCCCGAGCTGCCGCTCTGCGAAGGGTACGATTTCGGCAAACACCATCCGTGCTGGGTTGCCTGCCAATTTCCGCTGGGGGGCGGGATTGTCATCTTGGGCGGCGTGATCGGGCAAAACTTGTGGCTTGAGGACTTCCTACCCTTAGTTGCCCAGTGTCGGCAGCAATGGTTTGGGCGATTGCTTGATCTCAAGACCTGTTGCGATCCGGCCGGGACGCACGATCATGCACACGGCACACGGATGAATGCGTTGCAGGTGTTGAAAGCGGCCTACCCGGAAGATCACCAGATTTTCTACAAAGAGAATTCCAACGCGCCCGACGTACGGATTGCACTGGTAGAGCGCTTAGCCGGTCACATGCGCAGGCGAACCCCGTGGGGCGAAGCGCTGGCGATCGATGGGACCAAAGATCCGGCCGGGCAGTACATGCACTGGATGCGCGTGGACAAAGACGGCGCCGAACCGTGGAGCTTTGTCACGGACGGCTTTGAAGCCGGGTATGTCTGGGATAGTCACTACGTCTCGGTCGGATCGAAGCAGATGCGCAAGCCCAAACGGGACGGCTGGTATGAGCATGGGCAGGCGTGTGTCGAATATCTGGAGCTGAATTTCGGCGGCGGCGTGGCGACGGAAGCCGATGACGAGATCCGCGCCCAGCGCGCCCGAGAGAAAGAAGCTCAGGCACGGCAGATGCATCGGCCGATGATGACTGATCCGGGGACATCTTGGATGAGTTAAAGGACGGGTAGACGTATGCGAGCCAAGCAGCTCGCCCTGTTTCCGAAAGAACGGCGCGAACACACCGACCGGCGCAAGCCCCTCACCTGCGCGTTTGGCACCCCGTGGCTCCATCACTTCTCGCGGCCGGTCGGCAACGGGCTGGGATGCCGGTATTGCGAAGCAGAAACATGGCGGCACGACACGGACGTGCCGGGCCAGTCTGAACTCGCGGACTAACCTTCGGTTTCACAGTTTTTCACCTACCTCATTCCGGCAATCTTGCCGCAGCGCTGAAGTTGTGCTACGGTCTAGCCCATGCCCTATAGCGTGGCCTCACTCGGTACCACGATTGTCCGCTCCCTGCAGCAGCGGTCCGATACGCCGCTGGTCATCATCGGCAAAGACAAGTACACCCGTCACGACTTGGCGATGCACCAATCGTTCAACTATGTCGCGGCGGCACATTTGAGCAGCGTGCTCAAAACGCTCAACGTCCAGAGCACCAAGGCGCTCTATCAACAGCACAGCCCGAGTGATCTGGCACTGCCCGGCATCGGCGCCTACGCCTATGCGGTGCTCGATGCGATCTTTGAATTTGCGCAAGTCGGCACACTGGACGAGTGGATCACCCGCAGCCAGAAAAAGGGCGCGGCGATCGTGACGGTCGGCACCATCAAGAACCGGCTGAAGAAAGAAACCACCAAGACCGTGGCACGCACACGGACCAAGAAAAACGGAAAGGCATAGACGATGAAAGTCAAGACCTACCGCGCCGCCACGATGCTGGTTGCGCTGATCGAAGAACGCGATCGTATTCAGGCACTCCTCAGCCAAGACCGCGAGGCACTGGAAGAAACCCTCGCCGCGACCGAGCACATGATCAGCATCTATCAGGCGCGTGCCGCTGAGACCGCGCAGAGCAACTTGCCCAAGACGCTCAAAGCCGCCCAGCAAATTCGCAGCGAGAACAACGGCAACGGCAAGGTCAGAAACGCCGCCGGTCGGCTGGTCAATCCGCACAGCAACAACCAGCAGCAAAAGCTCCGCATCATCGCCACGCTGTCTGATCCCAACAATGCCAAGAAAAACAGCATGGCTCCGTACATCAACAGCGGCTATCTGACCAAATCCGCCAAGGGCGTCTATGCCCTCACCCCCAAAGGCAAAGCGCGGCTCAGTGAATTGACACATGACCCCAGCGCATAACATCACGTTTCCCTGCCCGACCTGTGGCCACAAGATGACGACGGTCAACGGGCTGTACCTGAAAGAGCTGCGCGAGGCGGCGCACCTGACCCAACACGCGTTTGGTGCAGCCGCCGGAATCAGCAGTCCGTACGTCTCGGACATCGAGCGCAACCGGCGCCGCTGCCCGCCGCACATCCTCAAGGCGTACCAATTACTTCAGAGGAAGAAGCGACGATGAGCTGCCCTGACCATCCGCAGTGGTATCACGACCGGGAGGATTGCCCGTTCTGTGCCGTCACCCTGATCCGCACCGAACAACAGCGGCGGGCCACCGTGAGCGACGACCAGCGCGATCACCAGATTGCCGCCCTCATCGATGAAATACATCAATGGCGCAAGACCGTTTCTTATGCGGTCGGTGATATGGCTGATACCGAAACACCTGAATCGTGCCGAGCCGCCATGATGCAACACGCCGCACAGGATGGACGAGAACGCGACACCCTGCACACGCAGATCGCCGCCCTGCGAGCCGAGAACGCCGCACTGCGAGAAAGTTGGGATATGGCACAGCAGCGTCATGTCATACGTATGAAGGAAGCCGAAGCCCGAATCACCGCCCTACAGGCCGAGCGGGCAAAGCTGTTCAAGGAACTAGCCTACGAGGTTGACCAACGGCAACAGGTCGAGGCCGAATACACAGCGGCCGAACAGGGGTTGGCTGAATGGCAGGCACGCGTGAAGTCCCTACAGGCCGAGCAGGCGCAGTGGCGGCAGGCTACGAAGGCGTTGCAGGCGCTCGTGATAGAGACGGAACGCTGCGACAAACCCGGAGACTACGGCGTTGGCGTGACCGACGATGTCTATCTGAACGCAGTCAAAGTGCTCGCCGCGCTCACGGCGCAGCAAGAGAAACCCGATGGGGATGTTTGATTACGTCCGCTGCAGTTACGAGCTGCCGAATCGCCCGGCGTGGGCCAAGGTGTTTCAGACCAAGGATCTCGACTGCGAGCTGGCGACCTACGAAATCACCACCAACGGCTACTTGGTAGAAACCGGCGGCATCGACGGCGCGGCATCGGTACCCTTCACCGGCGGGCTACGCTTCTATGACGGCGACGACACCAAATGGGTGGAATACATCGCACAGTTCCGACGCGGCGTGCTGATTCCACCAATTGAGCAGGCACAGCCGGATGGGTCATTGCCCACCCACCAGCCCAAGCCTTAAGATAAAAGCCATGAACACCCAACCCCGGCTGCACCCGGCCACCATCCTGCAGATTGCCGTCGCCGCCGCGCTCCTGCTGATTGCCCTCTACCAGTGGATACGCTAACCGTTCTCAACGTCATCATGGCGGTCGTCAATCTCTCCGTCGCCATCTTCCAAGGCTGGAAGGAATGGCACGACCGGCAGCAGCCACAACCACATCCCCTGACAACTACGTTGCAGGATATCGCCGCTGCCATCCGCGAACGGCCATGACCGACGACGACCGCCGCCGCAAACAACAAGACGACGAACTGCTCTGGTTCACCATGTTCGTCGCCATCCTCGTCAATCTGCTCAACCTGCTCTAGCTCCCAAACACCCGCCGCAACCCAGCCCGGTAGCGCTTATACCCCCGCCGCTGCCGCGCGCCCTTCGCCTGCGGCTGAAACGGCGCCCGATCCCGCACCTCATGGCTGTACCGCCACTCGACATCCCGCACCTCAGCCAACCTTGCCAGCTCCTCCCACTCCCGCCGATACTTCACCGGCTCCCCAGCCGCCGTGATCCAGTCCCGCCCCCGCCACCGTTCCAGCCAGTCATTCATCCCATCCACCAAATACGTCTGATCCGACAGCACCAACACCGCACCTGTGGTCATTTCCAATCCGGCAATCGCCGCCGTCAACACCATCAACTGCCCACTCCCCCACAAATCACTTTCCTTCCGAACATGCTCTTTTCCTAAGGAATCCTCCCAAATCACCGACCAATACCCCGGCAACCCGCGCACCCATAGTGTGTCCATAACACGTACCCCTTGACACGGTATGCTAGCCTCGACAACTAGGCCAACACCTAAGGGAAACCCCTCAGTCCTGCTGCTGCCGTAGCACAGGATACGCCGGTCCACTACTGGCGTAAGGCAACTACCACCCACCTCAACAAGTTGCCAAGTGCTGAAAACACAGATTTTCCCTATATAAAGCTAAGTCCTAAGCTCAACAGGACTAAACCCACCAACATTAGTTTTGCCACGTACAGCCCTAACAAATACAGAGTGGGCCGGGTGGGGCCGGGATCAGCGGATCAGAATCCATACTGAGTACGGCTATGACCGAACTGAGATGGCCGTACTCAGTACAGCCACGAAAGCCCTAGCCGTACTGAGTCATGAGTACGTGACCCATAACTAGGTGTACGCTGCTAAGTGATTGATTCTAAAGGGCTAGCGTGGTTAACGTAATGTACCTTATCGGACACTGACAGATTGAGTACGGCCTGAAGTGGGCTGCTTATCTGGCAAGTAGCTGTGCTGCAGCACTGCCGGGCTGTGAGACAGCCGGAACAGAGAGACAGTACGGTAGGTACCAATTGGCAAGTGCTAGGGCTGTGGCTAGGGCTGTGTAGAGGTAAGGGCTGTGAAGTGTAGCGGTTAAGGGCAAGGTACCAGTACCGAAGCTGTAAGGCGTACTCTGCTCAATCGTCGGTCGGTTCGTCGGTCTCTCCGTCTGGTACTTGGGCGGTGAGCATGCGGGTGTTCGGTTCTAGCTCCGCGGCGAGTGCTTCGATGGCAGGCGGTTGATCGTGGTATTCGTGGATGACCTTAACAGCGCTTTGGACGTTCATATTGGCCGTAATGCGGGCATCGTACCGCTCCCGGTACACGTCCGGTCTCTTCGCCTTGAGCAGGAAGATTAGGAGCACGTCCGAGTACTTGCGTACGGTCCCGCATGGTTGACCGTTAAAGTACACCGTCTCTTCTCTACCCTCAACAGCCCGCCGGAGCGCTTCCTTTTCGAGTACCTCTGTGGCCGCATCATCCGCCTCTTGGAATGCTTGCCGGTACGTCTCAGACTTCCGGAGCCATTCCTTGTGTGTGTCGCGTGGGATGCCTGTCAGGCGGGCCGCTTCACTAGCTGTGCCAGCTAGCTTGTACGCCTCAAGGAACTTCGTTTTACGCCTCTGGGTGTTTCGGGCTGTACGACGCGCCATATTGGCCAGTGATTGTACGCCCGATCGCAAGCACAGCGATTGACGTTCCTACCTCATTCCCGCTAGTCGGTCACAGCCTAGAGATATTCCTATGTTGTGAGATGTGTTCACTTCTGCCATAATGGCGGCACGTCGTAAACCCGTAACAGCCCGGCCACTAGTCCGGGCAGAAAGTAACAGCACAGTGAAACCGAACGATCTCAGAACACTCCTTGCCGCGGCCATACCCGCGGGAGAACCCGTCCTCATTACCGGGGCGCCCGGTATCGGTAAATCCGACATCATGGGCCGCGCGGCCCTTGATGCAGGCGCCGATCTCATCCTGTCTCACCCGGCTGTCGCCGATCCGACCGACGTCAAGGGCTTGCCGTGGATGCAAGGCGATCACGCGACGTTCTTGCCGTTCGGTGAAATGGCCGAAGCACTGGCGGCGACGCGTCGGACCGTGTGGTTCCTAGACGATCTCGGACAGGCCACGCCCGCCGTACAGGCCAGCTACATGCAGTTGCTCTTGGCGCGGCGCGTCAACGGTCACAGACTGCCGGACTGCGTCACGTTGATGTCGGCGACGAACCGACGGACCGATCGCGCGGGCGTCTCCGGCATGCTGGAGCCGGTCAAATCACGGTACCTCACGATCGTAGAACTACACGCGGATCTGCCGACGTGGTGTGAGTGGGCGATCGATCACAATCAACGCCCGGAAGTGATCGCGTATCTCCGTTTTCAGACCGACGCGTTTTCTAACTTCGTGGCATCCGCCGATCTCACGAATTCGCCCAGCCCCCGCACATGGGCGCATGTGTCCCGCCTGCTGGATCTCAATCTCCCGGCTCACGTTCAGTCTGAGGCGATCAACGGTGCCGTGGGCGAGGGCGCCGGAACCGGCTTCAACGCGTTCTTGCGCATGTTTCGGGAACTGCCGAACGTCGATGCCATTCTTCTCTCGCCCGACACCGCGATCGTTCCTGACAGCCCGTCGGCGCTGTACGCCCTCTCAGGCGCCCTCGCAGCACGCGCCAGCGCGGCGACGTTCGGATCGATCGTGACCTACGCGACGCGGCTTCTCAACGCGGCCCGCGGGGAATTCGGTGTCCTCATGATGCGAGATGCGGTCCGCCGTTGTCCGGACGTGCAGCATACGCAAGCGTTCGCCCGCATGACGATCGGCGATCTCGGCAAACTCTACACAGGCACGCTGTAACGCGTCCCACTTCATTCTCAGGAAAACATCATGAACACGACACAGGAAACACAGATCCACACAAGGGCGGTCCTTGTGTGGCTCCAAATCGGCACATGGGCCGCGCGCAAGTACGACAAAGCCGCGACCGCGAAAATTCTCCGCGACTACAGCGCGTCCAATGACGCGGCGCGCGTCAATAAATCGCTTCTCCCGGCCGACGCGGCATCCTACAAAGCACTCACGCAATTGGCCACGTCGATCCGCACCACGCACTACGCGAAAACGCTGGCATGGGCGGATGAGGGATGGAGACTTCTCCCGACGGCGAACTACCTTGAGTACACGAATTGGTACCGGCAGGCATCCGCGGAGTTTCACGCGGCGCGCGTCGCGTTCGGCCAC